GGAAAAGTTCGACTCGGATATTACTCTGCGCGTGATCTATCAAGACAAGAGAAGTCCAGACGGAAAAGTAGACAGCAAATGATATAATCAAATCGCCCGCGACGTTGAAGCGTCCGGGCGAATGACCAAACCTAACTGGAGGCTTGATATGAGTAGTATAAGTGGAATTTACGAGATTGTAAATACAGTCAACGGAAAGCGGTATATTGGAAGTTCCGCCGATATAAAAGACAGATGGAGCACGCACAAAAGGCTATTAAGAAATAATAAACACCATAGTCCGCACTTACAACGCGCTTGGATAAAACAAAACGAATGCGACTTTTCTTTTAGAATATTGGAATTGTGCGACGTGTGTGATTTGGTTTCTAGAGAACAGAAATATATTGATTTGTTGAGTCCAGAATATAACATCTCCCCAACCGCCGGAAGCCCAAGAGGACACAGGCACACAGAAGAAGCCATAAAGAAAATATCGGAGGCTGGTAAGAGGTTGTGGAGCACCAATAGAGAGAAGATGTTATCTATCAATAAAGGCCGCGTCTGTCCGCAAGAAACAAGAGACAAAATATCCAAATCAATGATGGGTAAAAATAGAGTCGGCCACAAGCCAACCGCGACTGCCGTAGAGCGCATGAAAAAAGCGCAAGCCGGACATCCTGTTTCTAAAGAACAGAGAGAGAAATTGCGGATCGCAAATCTCGGAAAAAAGACGCCAGACGAAATAAAAAATAAAATCTCAAATTCTATGCGGTTATTCTGGAAAAAGAATTCGACGTTTTAATCAGTCATCTAATAGGCCCAGAAGTACCGGAGTGGCCTGTACCGGCAGCCAGCATATCAATACAAGCGGCGGCTATAATCATCCCGAAGATGATCGAAAAGGGATATAAGATTGTATTTGCCGAGCCGATACCACCCGACGAGAAACAGGGCAGGTTACTTTGAACGCCATCCACGCCTTCCAGCGTCACACCGGCGTAGCCTGGGCCGTCCCCGACTGCCAGCACGACGGCGCAAACTGGTGCACTGACCCGGCGCGTGTCGACGACGTGTACCGGGGCGTGCCGGGTCAATTGCTGATCTACTGCACCGCCGAATGTCCACAGTGCAAGCGCCGGGTACGCGGTGCGATGACGGCGTGGGGAACCGTGCGGGTTGTGTTCAGAGATAGAAAGACGATTATTGCCACTTGACACGCACAACGGGATTTGTGGTAAAATAAAAGAAGTTAGCGGAGTGACTACCGCGAATAACAAAATGGACATGTGACGGGCGCGAAATCTCTTTTTGATTTTGTGGACGGCTAATACGGTAAGGTATCCCCCTAGTCAAGGGATGAAGTCCCTCACTGTCCAGCCGTAAGCCGCCCACAAAGTTCGAAAGGGATTTTTGTATCCATAGGAGAAAATACCATGACATTAGCGGAACGCCTAAAAGACGAACGCGAGTACGAGGAATGGCTTGAGCGCATCGAAGCCGCTGGATCAAAATTAACGGAAGTAAAGTGCGATGAATGCGGCGGAGTTGGCGAGGTAACTTGTAGCCACTGCGGAAACGGTGAAGTTGAGTGCGAAGTTTGCGACGGAACCGGAAAGACCGTATTTCCAAGCCTGGATGACTTTTTACGAATCCGACGCGATGAAAGAAAACTGTCTGAGTTGTGGAATGCTGGCGTCCCTTATTTTGGGAAAAATTACACACTAAGCGATGATACCAGACAGTTTTTATTCGAGTTGCCAGAGTCCCACCCCGACAACGTAAATATCGTAGCGCTGGCAATCCCCTAACCCCGCCCCCGTTCGGGACGGTGAGCAAGCAGTAGAGACAGGAGATAGTATGAGCGAAACACTTGACCCACTGTACAAAGAAGCGGTGCAAGCCGTAACAGAAATAGGCTTCGCAAGCGTGTCAAGCTTACAACGCAAGATGCGCATCGGCTACACCCGTACCGCACGTCTGATCGACCTAATGGAATCCAATGGTTTTGTCGGGAAGCCGTCAGACCAAACGGGGAAACGCAATATCCTATCACTGCCAGCCGCCCCGCGCGCCGAAGGGGGGCCGGGATGAAAATATGCCTACAGTGCGCGGAAGACGTAACGCAAGAATCGATCAATCCGTCATATAACGGAATGGCGATACACTACGGTCAGGACTGGTACTGCGGCCCTGTGGTGGACGTTGCCGATGAAAACGCAGCCGAAACCCTAAAGACAGTACAAAATCAAAGCGCTGGACTTCAAAGACTCAACGAAATAGACGGGATGCGCTTCAACCGAAATTGGGCCAGGCGCGAAAAACGAGCGCAGGCAAAAGCCGCAGCCGACCACAAACAGGTGACACCATGAGCGAAAAACAAGCGGATTACATCACAGACGCGGCGGCGATGCAAAAGCGCATCACAGAGCTAGAAGACGAGAACGTAGCCATGTATGCGGCGATCTTCGAAGCGTCCACTCTCGGCAACAACGCGGCTGGGCGGTGTAAAGCTGAGTTACAGCGCATTGCGCGAAACGACGCGGCGCGCGCAATGGCCCCGGCACCGTGCGAGCATGGTTTTTTCGACTGGTCAGACTGCCCGGACTGCGGACATTGAATCTCATGCTTGACATCCGCCGTGACTTCGGCTATGATTTGAGAGTAAGTTCGACGGGTCTACCAGCCCGAAAAAGAGAGAGACGATCAACGCCAAAATCCCTTTCGTGGATTTTGCATAATGGTCGTTACGCAAGGATTAGGTGGCCTGGTAGCCAACTCTTTCGACCGAAACGACCGGAACGACCATTATGCAAAGCACATCAAAGGGATTTTTGTATCCATAGGAGATTTTATGAGCGAAGATCGAGAAGAGTACATAACGGACGCGGCTGCGATGATCGGAAAGGGGTACGATTCTCCATCTTTAGAGATCGAACCAGCCCGCACAGTAATAGAGCGACGCAACGGCAAGATGCAGGAAGTTGAACGGGCGGCGTTCGTGAAGGTCTCAACCGCCTTCAAGGATGAGTTAAAAAACATCGACGAAGTAGCTTTGAAAGTCTGGTTGTTTATCGCCCTGTCGATCAACCGCAACACAGACGAAGCCAACCCAGGGCTACGCGCCATACACAATGGAACGGGCTTTGCGGTGAACACAATCAGGGACGCAATAGACCGCCTCGAGCATAAATACGGGCTGCTGGTTTACGAAAAGGGCAGCGGAAAATCAGCAAATATTTATACGCCGCTGGCTTTTGTTTCGGCAAAAAACGGTGTATCACCCACTGATACACAACCGGCTAGTGTATCAGTTGAAAATCCTAGTGTATCAGTTGCCCCGGTAAAAAGCGTACAACCAGATTTAACCAGAATTATTAATAATGAGTCGAAATTCACAGAATCAGAAATAACCACCAACCTGCATGATCTTATCACTTTGTATCAAAGTAATATTGGGGTTATAGTCCCTTTGTTATCCGAGAAACTGAAAGAAGCGGCCACGCTCTACCCGGCACACCTTTACCCCGCCGCCTTTGCCGCCGCAGTTGCGAAGAACGCCCGCAATTGGGCGTTTGTGGAGGCTTGTATCAAGAACGCCAACGATGGAAAAGAGTACGTTCCGAGGCGCACTCCCTACGCACCGCGCCAGCCGAAGGCCGCGCCCATCCCCGTAACCGTTGACGCACGCGGCATAGTGGAGTCCTTCTAATGCCATTCAACCCCGCAGCATACGCGCTCAGACCAGAGCAGGCGCTCGAAAAACTCGAAAAGCGCCGGGCATTCGAGAAAGAGAACGAGCATTTGTCTGTGCCGTTTTTCGTCAAGGGCCTTGAGAATATCATCCCGAAACAATACCCCGGCGAAACATCTTTTATCCTGGCAAGATCGTTCGAAGGGAAAAGTACGGTACTGAAAGCGTGGGCGTCAGCCTGTGAGCAGGAAGTAACCCGCAAGAACGCCGATGCTTTGACGGTTGAAATATCCCACGAGGACACAGCCGAAATTAGTACAGAACAGCAATTGACTAGATACGAAAACGAAATGCAGTACATTTCCAGTCAGCGCGTTTATATTGGGCGCTCATTCGGGATGTCGCAAGACGATATAGCCGAGCTACACCTGACGAACATTGCCCGGATCATGGTCTTTGTCAGAGATGAGTTATTCGCTACGCAAAAGAGATTCGCGGGGATATTTTACGACTACATCCAGCGCACCCCGTTTGACCCGGAACGCCGAAACATGGCGGATGATCGACAAATGCGCTTGCAGATACGGGATAACACAATCAGGCTTTGCAATGCGGCTACTACGTTTCAATGCCCCTTGATATTCGCTTCTCAAGCCCCACTCAAGCAATCGTACACGCTTTACAGTCCCGAAATGCCCATCCCTGGCAGTGGGGATACTGACGAAAGTAAAGATATTTTTCAGATACCAGACCGGGCTTATGGGTGGTGGGCCGTAAACCTAAAATACCCAACGCCGGGGCAATTAGTCGAAAGCGGTGGATGGCGTTTTCAGTCCGCTCCGAATCTATTCTTTTTGCGGTGCCTGAAATTCAGATACTACCAGCCGGATAGCAAAAAAGACCACTACGCCCCGGCGGGCCGGGTATTTCCAGTCTTTGCGGATGATAAAGGTAATTTTTATTATGACCCAGATTTTCATAAAGCATCATGGATAGGAGCGCCGGGCAATGTCTAATCTTTCTCCGCTACCAGCCGAGTTTGCCGCCCTTGCTGACCGCGTGCAGTATGTTCAGCAGAAAAATGCAAACGAGTATTCCAGTTCATGCCCAAGATGCGGCGGGAATATCCATAGTGATGGATCGTACCCTGACCGTTTTGTTATGTGGCGCGTGTCGCGGCTGGGGTATCCTTTGGGGGCTTGCTTGCGCGGGCATTGTAATTTCAAATGGTCGCCACAAAAAGAAGACGCAAATTGGACGCCGGATCAATTAGCCGAATTTCGCGCAAAAGCTGCGGAGCTTGAAGCGTCTTTTGCCGCCGAGACAGAAGCGCGACTCATTGAACTTAGTAAAACCATATCCGAGCAATCATTTTACAAAAGATACAGCAACGACGGGTTGATTAGAAACGATGTAGTTGCGTATTGGGAGAGACGGGGTATACCGATTAGCTGGCAAACTCATTTATGGCTGGGTTATATTCCAGATTACAAAGTAACGGGGTTGACCACCTACCAAAGCCCAGCTTACACTTTGCCGGTATTCTCAGAATTGTCCAGGATTGAAAAC